GCAATATTTGTTCCATCTATTTCATCTATGTCTACTGCTAATCCGCCAGCATGACCATGAGGACCATCATAGAAATGGTCTGAGCAAAGAGCATATGTTCCAATCTTATGACCCTTAACTTCAATTAAATAACATAGAAGTTTAAGAGGGCGATAATCAATATGAATCCATCTTCCTTCTGCGCTCCAAACTGGAAGCCCTTGTGCTGTTCTTTGAATATCTCTTAGATCGCCAGAATTATTTGCTATATATTTTCCTGTATTATGATGACCAAGTAATCGCTGCGCGTAAACCTTCGCGTCAGTAGAAGACATTGGTGGCATAGGAGGCTTTCTGATTTTAGCTGTTCTATAAAGCAATTTAGAATAAGCATCAAAATGAGGAGCTATAACAGCGTGAGTTTTTTTACCATAAATTCCGTCTACATGCAATCCATGATTTCTTTGAACATTTTTTAGGCATTTGACAAATTCTGGTCCAGCTTTATTAGTTTTGCCCATAGACCCTGCGCCTTTGACACCCATTTTAATCATTGCTCTTTTTACTGCTTTAACATCGCGTCCTCTCTGACCAGGACGTATCAATTGTCTAAACTTAATCATTTAACATACAGTCTTTCCAATTAGATTAAGACTTACCATATTGGCTAAGCCACCGCAAGAAGATGGAAGACCCTTTTTATAATTGTCGCTTCCAAATCCAAACCAAGGACCAAATCCTGTTCCGCCATTTTTCAAATCTATCTTCCAAAGCTTACGAGCTAGTGGGGCCGCTCGTTCTGGAATAATACAATCATCATAAAAAGATTGTTCATCTTTGTATCCAAATAGCAGATAGTGCCGATTGTTTAGTTGAAACATTCCCCAATCTTGTGAACCATCACTATTCACACTACCAACTGCTGCTGCATATCTACCAGACTCAGAATAAACTGTCGCATTCATTTTTACATTGTTTTCAGCATCAGTCCAGCCATTATCATATAACAATTTTGATACTTCTCTGGGAAGCCATAGCTTTCCAAATAACCCTGGTGTTTTAATTAAATCTGCCATTGTTCCTCACTTTATTTAAGAATTGGTTTTTTACAAATAAGTGGAGTTGGCGGAATAATAAAATCTTGCTTTAAATTGTGAATTGCAGTTTTGTTAATGGCAGCGCGCTTTTTATCGCCAGATTGCATATTTAGCTCAAGAGCTTCTTGTTGAACTTGTATATTTGTTCTTACTAGATCATTAAATTTTCCGTAAGTTTTAATGCTGCTAAGGCAACTAGCTTGCGCAAGAGCATTAATCTGATTCTTTATATTGTTGTTAGATAAGTTAGTAAAAGCCCAAATTCCAATAGTGAAAGCAAGAGCTAAAACTGCATACCCTATCCAAACTCTTCTAAAATATCTTCTAGCGCCGCCAGATAAAAAACGAGGATCATTTTTGATTTCGTCTTCTATCTGCTCCATTTGCTCATCTGTTAAAGCCATTTTACTTCACCACTATTTGTAAGATTCCACCTAGTGTAAGTAATAATAGCCACCATGTTGCAGAAATTGGATGATTTTTTATTAATTTCATTCTTCTTCGTTCTTTGAATTCTCTGAAGTTGGAAGCTTGCCAGTCTCTTTCAATTTCTGTTCTCCAGTAAACACTAATGGGAATCCCATCAGCGCTAACGAGGCTGTCAAAAGGAAAGGCCGATCCGCGTGTTGAATAAATAGCTCGTGCAGGAATCCAGTTGCTCCCAAAATGTAAGCTATGGCATCCCTGATCGGTCTGGCAAGTAAAAAGTTCATTATGCACCTAACTATATTATCATAAATTAATTTAAATTGTTACTCCGCAATTTTGAATTAGAGCTTTCCACTTGCTATAAGAATTATCCCAAGTAGATTGGAAGGCAAATTTGCGACCCCTTCTTCTTTCATTCAAACGCATTTCTTCATTGTTAACAATTGTTTCCAACTTCTTTATCCATCTTACTTGATAATCTCTATTTAATGGCCAACCTTTTACTAAGTTTGGAGATTCTTTTAAAATCTCTCCTAAAGCTGCTAAATCTGATGTTATAGGAATAACTCCAGCAGCCATACATTCAAGAGCAGTAATGCAATATGTCTCCATGAATGCTGTAGGGTAGCCCCAATAATTAGCTTTATACATTGCTTTAGCAAGTGTGTCTTGGTCTACTCTGCCATGTTCTGTTACGCCTGAATTTGGGCCAAGATATTCTAAGTGATTAATAATAGATGCCTTAAATGTTTCTAACCAGCTAACTTGTCCTTGTGATCTATGGGCAGCAATTATTTTATCTATAACTTCCCAGCCATAATAAATATCTAATGTTGCGTCAGAATATTTATCTTTAATTATTGGCCACATTCCAAGAAGCACGTCTAATCCTCTATCTGGACTTGAAGACCAAATGAATTTAGGAGAACCATCCTTGTCATTTGATCTATTTACTTCAAATCTTGATGTTTCAATTCCATTTGGAATGACAGCCATTTGTGATCCTGGCAAATCATACAATCCCATTAAGTGTCTAACATGCCAATTTGTTAAACCAATAATTTTGTCGGGTTGATTTTTAATTTCATACATAGATTCGCCAATATTTACATCATGCATCCACAATATCTTTACTTTTGAATTAATATTGTTTATAAATGGCACAGGCGATCTAGATGAAATAAACACAGTGAATGGCTCTATTGAATTGTATTCATTTGCGTCCCACCATTCAATTCCATTTTCATCAACGCCTCTATGTTCGCCAGGAGTTCCAAATACGACTGTTCTCCATCCTTCTGCCGCAAATCTAGGAGCTAATTGCATTATGCATCGTTCCGCTCCAGCGCCACTTTCTATATTTGGATGCCAAGCAAAAGGCAAAGGCGAAGTGAAGAAAGCGATGCTCTTTTCTGGCTTAGTACCACGCAAAATCTTTCTAGCATCCACTTCTTCAACTTCTGAAGCCTTTATAGCTTCTTTCATTTCTTTAATTTTTTCATCAATACGACCATCAGGAGGGTTCCAAATTTTCTTAGCTTTTTTTAAATCTTTAATCGCTTGATAATATTCTCCAAGCTCATATTCAGCAATTGCTCTAAGGAAATATGGATAGAAAGAAGAATTCATTGGCTCTATTCCTGCTGCTGTCATAGGCTTAGGACATTTAGTAGCCATATCAGCAAAAGCTTTCATTCTTCCCCATTGATCTGTTTGCATACAGCATTTGGCTGCACCAACATAAGCATCAGGCCAATTAGGATAAATAGCTATACATTCTAGATTAGCGTCTAAAGCGCTAATATAATCTTCTTTCATATAAAAGAGTTCAGCAATTCTAGATTGCGCTAAATAATAATCGTCATTTATATCTTGCGAAAGATTTTTATATTTAGTGAATTCATTAATGGCTACATTTATTAATTGATTCTTTCTTTGTAAGTCTTGTTCTTCACTTGCTTCAGCCATCGTTTCTGAAGCAAAATAAAACTTATAGCGTGGCTCTTTTGGATATCTAGATAAAGCATTAGAAAGAATTCTTCTGTTTCTAATTCTAGCTCCACGCTCATCGCCACTCTTTCTTAAATGTTCTACTCTTGCTTGATCGCGCTTAGCAAATTGTGTTCCAGGGGGAGCTTTGCAAACTTCGTGAATTGCGTATTCCCACTTCCAAGTAATTTTTGTTGAAAGAATTCTTTCTCGCCATTGTTCAACTACAACTAAGCCAGTATCAGGATGAACAGCATAGTCATACTTAAGAAAAACACCCATTGTATAGGGATCGAGAGAATCAAGCATTTCATCTAGTGAACCCTCTACAACTAACTTATCATCAGTGTCTAGCCATAAATACCAATCATATTGATCGCGTGGCACCATAGAGAATGATTGATTTCGAGCAATAGAGAAATCATCGTGCCAATCAAAATTCCATTGATAAACAGTGACAGATGGTGAGAAATTTTGAAAACCTAAAGAGCCTTTTCTATCTTCATCTGTTCCATTGTATGCAACAAAAATCCCATGCACATGATCTTGCAGGGATTCAAAAAGAATCTTTATTTCATTTTCATCGTATTGGTCGCCTACAATGAGGCAGGCAGCAACTTTGTTTTCAGCCATTAATTAATCTCTGTTGAACATCTTATCTAAAAATGTTCTAACAACTCCTTTATGATCTTCTGAAAGAGAAGTAAATTCTTCTGATTCATATAAGCCAGCTTTATTTACCCTTGATTGACCAGGGCCAGCAGGTACAGGTGGTGGTTGCATAGCAGCAGCTTCTTCAGCGGCCTTCTTCAGTTGTTTATTTTGCTCATCAACACTTATAACTGGAACTCCAAGTTTCTCAAGAGTTGCGCGAATATCAATTGGCAGTTTTTCTGAACCTTTATTTGCAATTCCCGTCAAAAGAGCTTGCATTGTTTCTGCATCTGATGGATCAAATCCTGTTGTGACTTTCACAGCTTTAGGAGCATTAGAACCAAAATTGGCTTGAACAAGTTGAGGAATCATATAGCGATTAATGCACCAATCAATTTCTTCCATTGTTACAGCTTGAAATTCTTGGAACAAATCTCCAAATACTTGAGCAACATTTCTAGATGAACTTCCTCCCTTACCTTCAATAAGAGCTTGTTCTGGAACTAGAATTGATCTAAGTTTTTGCACATCAAGATATTCAAATGCAACATTAAGAGCATCGAAATTAACTTCAGTTTTAAGAGTGTCAATCTCCCATTGGCGCATATTTGTAATTCGATCATCTATTCCAGTTACAGGATCAGATGGTAGAGATACATTTGCTCCGCTTCTAATCTTTTCTGCTAAAGCAAGAGCTTCTGAGCCATAATCTACATCTACTCCCGTTTCTGTGTTAAGTCCAACATCAGTTGGGTGACGAACAATGATTGGAGGGTCGGCCCACTTTTCAAATGCTCTATCTGCTAACCCAAATCTGTACCAATAGCTCCACCAATATCTATATGCATATCCAATTCTAGGATATCCCCAAAGAGAACCAAATACTGAATCTTTTTCATTTGTCGCCCACAACGCCCAATCAAGAGGAATGTCAGCCGCTCGGCCAGGAGTAGGCTCAAATGGATATGTTGCTGAGCCAGTTGTGAAGTCCCCTACCGTGCTTGGGAATAAGTCAATTCCAGCAAAGTCTCCATTAGCATTCCAATGAGGAACTACATTTCTTGGATTAAGCGGCAAAAATTCTTTCCATATTAGAGGCTTAATAGAACTATCTTCCCATACTGGTTTTTCTTGTGGTTCATCACCTGAATTATCAATGTATGTCCAAGGCACAGCATCGACAGTTTCAAATCTTTTTATTATCGCTGAAAATCCAAAATTAAACGAGTTACAATATGCAAGTATAAATCTTCCATAAATTGTTCTTAATGCGCCATCTACAAAAGCTGCAATTTTTGGATCAGAACATTTAATATACCAGGGCGCTCTAACAAGAGGAATTTTTGCATACATGAGTCCAAGAGAAATCATTGAATCTCTGCTCATTTGTTCTAGTTTAGAAAGAGGTATTTTTGTAACGCTAAATGGCTGTCCTAGCCAGTTTTCTTGATTTTGCCATCTAACCCATGATTGGGTTGAAGTCATTGTAGAAGGGTATCTATCTTGGCTTAAGCGCTTTCTCAAGCGATCTACAGATGCTTGATCGCTTCCATTTCGCTGAGCAAAATGAGCAACTCTTCCAAGTTCGTTAGAAAATTCTTTCATAATTCTCCTAATTATAACAATAAATGTTATGTAACACCAGTAATAGGACTATATCTTGGGGCTGATGACTTTACTGGACTTTTAGTTTGATATGGAGATTGTCCCATTGATGGTCTTCCTGGTTTAATTTGAATTTTCTTTTCAATGTGTTTTAGATTTTCCATTGTATATCTAAAGTTAGACATTGTGTGGTTAAAATCGTCAATAGGAATTTCTGGATCATCAATTATATTATCTTTTTTCTCTGGATAATGGTATGCATCAAATTCATGTGGCATCATTTCACATCTTGTTAAATCAACAGCAAATAAATCGTCTCTCATTACTTGCTTGCAAGTTTTAATTTGTTCTTTAATGTCTCTTGTGCAATAAAATACTGTATAAAGAGGGGGATTGTGATAAGCCCAATCGTGTCTTGCCTGTTTGTTAGCGGGGTCGGGAAATCTTCTTGTAACATAAAAATCTGGATATCTTTTCTTCCATTCAGATTCTCTTTTGACTACTAGGTCAGCAAGTTCTGTATTTCCAATATTTGCTTTATAAATCTCATCAAATGCAACTCTAGTTCCAGCTTTGAGAATCTTAGTTGGCTTTCCCTTTTCGTCTTGGAAGCCATGAACTAACACATCATTTCTCAAAAGTTGATACCAAGTAACAGCATTTGGCACAGCGCCTCCACTAAAGTCAACTCCCATAAATATTAATCCATTAGAAGGATCAGGTTCATACCATTTGATTCCATATCTTTCTCTCGACCAAGTTTTGAAAACCATTCCTCCAACTTCAGGCTTAGAACATAATTGCTGAGCTTCATATGTATCCATATCTGAAGACATAAATGTTTCCCAAGCGTCTTCGAGAGGAATATATCCTTGCGACTTAGAAAAATCTCCTTGACAAATTTGATCGAATGTTCTTGGGGTTCCATCATCCCATTTACCTTTTGCGACTGTGTGACACTGACACTTTTGTTTTTCAGGTAAATCAGGATTGGCTATCCTACAATTTGGAACATTTTGAGCAGTTTCTTTAATACACCATGTATATAGCTTATATGGCGGTCTATGACCTTCTTTGATTGCATCTTGAATAGAATTTATGAGTTTCTGCATTGGCCCTGTAGCAGATTTTCTTGTTGATGTAATCCACTGAGTCTTTTTGATCCCTGGTTTACTCATTGGAATTTGTCTTGATTCTTGAAAAACTTTTCCATCCATAAGGTCTAACTCATCTGTATGAAACTTCTGCCAGTGAGGACCATTTACAGCGGCTACTGTTCCAGGGATGATTCTAACCTCTGATCCATTTTTGAACTCTGTAATATCTTGAATTGATCTTACAATATCTGGATGATCTTCTTCGTTTGAAACATGACCATGAATTTTTACGATAGATTTAAATACATCATAAGCTCTGTTTGCTTGGAGAAGAAGCGCTCCAACTGTCCCACTCTCACACCCAGGACGAAATAAAGAATTTAAAAGATGAAGAATTGCAGAATTTTCAGTTTTCCCGCCGCCTCTATTAGCCATAGCCAAAGCAGAAGAAGTTCTCTCAAAGTATATGTCGGCAACAAAGTCAAAAGGTGCGACGTGACCTTCACATACAGAAGTAGTGGGAATAGACATACCAAGATTATTTTTAATCCAAGCATGTAATTCTTCATTTGTTTGCGGCCCCTTTTCAGGCGCGTCTTTTGCAAGTTCTTTAAGTTGTTTCGCTAAGTTCTGAAGGTCCGTTATCGGTAACTGAGACAACTTCTCCTTCAATAATGTCTCTTGGGACGACACCTTTATCTCCTAATTCTAATAATTTTCCAACAACGAGAGCTAAAAGTTGATCTTTTTTTAGATTTTCAATTGCTTGTTCTTCTTCTTGATCAGCAATTTTTCTTTCATTTTCTTCTATAGCTCTTAATTCTCTGACAGCAAGAATAGAATTAGAATCTGTTCCATTGTCTACAATTGACATTAAGCGCTCATAAATTCTTCTTCCCTCGCCAGATACTAATTCTGCAACTTTTTCAGAAGCCCTAGGTTTTCTAGGTCTACCTTGCCCTCGTCCTGCTCCACCAAATTTGCCTTCCTCAACAAGACGTTTAGCAAGCTCTCTTTGTTGTTGTTTTCGTTCCTCAGTCCAAAAGGTCATATCTGTTTAATAATAACACATTTAACTGATTTTTCCAAGAGAAATTTCTTACTTGACAAATTTGACAAATCCGTTATAATTGCTCTTGACCTTATATAAAGATAAGAAAAGAGAAGAGTGAAAGAAAGTGAGCGAACGAAGAGAGCGAGCTTTCTTGAACTCTTCTTAACTAATAGTATATAAGGGATTTGCGTTGCTATAATAAATAAATAGTTATGGCAACAATTTCAGATATACAGAGCAAAATTGATGCTGGAACTTTAGCTTTGTCTAAAGCCAATAAATCTTATCCCCAAATGGTCAAATCATATGGAAGCGATTGGAGTAAGTGGCCAACCAGTTCACAGTGGTATATTGCATTATCTAATTTTGCAGCAGCTAGAAAAGAACTTTCTCAACTTACTTTATTAGCAGCGCATTTTTCGGTGAAAGATTCTTAAATGTCTCTTACTAAAACATTTACTGACACATCGACTCCTGGCCCAAGTGGTCCAATTGTTTCTTGGCTTTGGGATTTTGGAGATTCCAATACTTCAACAGCCCAAAATCCAACACATACATATGCTTCAGCAGGAACTTATTCAGTTAGTTTAACTGTAACAGGAAGCGGAAGCGATGGAACATCAACAACAATTATGTCTGTTGTTGCTCTCGATACTGCCGCTATTAATGCAGCTTTTTCATATTCTATATCTGGATTAGCAGCAACATTTTCTGATCTTTCAACTCCTGGCCCAAATGGGCCTATAACAGCATGGTCTTGGGATTTTGGTGATGGAAATACATCTACATCACAGAATCCAAGTCACACATATGCTTCAGCAGGCTCTTATGTTGTAACTCTAACTGTTACAGGAACAAGTCCAGATGGAACAGATTCTTCTACTCACACTCTTACTGTAACTAGTGCTGGAACATCATTCATCAGTGTTACAAGTTGGGCAAGACCATCATTTACTCCAACTCGAACTATAGGCTTCACAACTAAAGCTGAGCTTGATGCGGCAGTTGCAAATATGGCAGCAGGAGACTATATTCATTATACAGGAACGGGAGTTCTCAATATATCTTCATCTTCTGGAACAGTTTATAAGATAGCTAAAAATCCATCATCAGACGTAGTGTTTGATTTTGGAACAGCGCATTCACTTTGGGCACCAGGAAATATAAGTCCAAATTACGTAAAGTTTTCTTATACTGGAACAGGAAACTTTAGTGCGTTTTGGATTAATGGATCGTCTAATATTAGATTTTATGGAGGATATTTAACTACTGGAAATTATGGAGGAACCGCGCTATTAATAAATGCTCCTTCTCATGACATTCTTTGGTATGATCTATATTGTAACCTTGTTGGAGGAAGTGGAGTCTCTGTAAGAGGAAGCACTTCTGCTGGTGCAGCTAGCGCAGTTTCTAATTTAGATATAAGAGCGGAAGTCGCAAGATGGTCTATGAATCCATCTTGGGATACTCACGCAGATAAGGGAACAGGAAATCACGGATGCATTCTTCATGGATCGTCAGGTGATATTACAAACAGCAGATTTGTGTTTTATGGAAGCAACCCTCTTCAACCAGGGGAAACATCAGCAGGAAAAACTTGGTCTGAAGGAGGCGGAGGTTGTGTTATTGAGCCAGGAAACGATCAAGGTAATAATAGCAATCTAACCATTTACGCTTATGGAACAAATATGCACATGCATCCAGTTTCTCAAACTGGCGGAAATGTAATTAATATTTGGGGTCCAAAGCCTCTCAATGGTATGGTTATCGGATGGGCTGAAGGTAATGATATTTCAGGCGCGGTAGTTCACGGAGATAGTTCAACATGGTGGACAGCTAATCCTAAGATTATTTGTCAACATGGACGCGATCATAATGTTAATCAATGGACTGGCGGCGGTAATGCTAGTTACAAGTATGTGAATAGCGGGAAAATTACTTACCAAGATAATCAATCTTACTAAGTTAATAGTATAGTCTAGATTCAAAAGAAACTTACTTGCTTATCATCTGAGTTCTTGCTAGTCTGTAGGTATGGCAGACTACGAAAGATTACTTATCAGCAAGACAGCACAGACAGGGCGCGTACAGCAACTTCTCTCTGCTGGAGTAAATGAGCTTCATTTCTCTGAAGAAGAGAATCAACAAATTTTTTCTTTTATTTCTGAACACGCTCGTAGATACAAACAAGCTCCAAGTTTTCAAACTGTTAAAGAAAAGTTTTCAGATCATAACTTTGAAATTTGCGACGAATCTTTTGACTATCTTTTAGATCAATTTAAAACTCAAGTTAAAAGAAGACACGCAATGGACGCTGTTAGAGATTTAGCAGCGGCTTGTGATGATCCAGAATTAGTTTCAGATATTGATTCTCTATTTTTAGAAAAGAGTAGAGAATTAGCTTCTCTAGTTCCTGCTGCAAAACTACATAAGTTTTCAGATATGGAAGAAAGAATTAGAGAGTATGAAGCTTATGAAGAAGATTCCGACCCATCAGTTAAGATGGGAATTCCAATTCTAGACGATCTTACTCTTGGAATCCAGCCTCATGAGTATGTCACAATCATGGGATGGACAGGCACAGGAAAATCTACTCTTGCACAATGGATGATGTTTAATGCTTGGTCGCAAGGAAAGACACCAATGCTTGTGTCTCTAGAAATGGAAGCAAAATCTTTGTTTAGAAAATGGGACACAATGCTTACTCATTTTGAGTATCACAATTTAAAGTCTCATAAGTTGCGCGACGAAGATATTGAAAGATGGAAGAATAGAGCAGAGTCAGTTAAGCAGCATCCAAACGATATGATAGTCATGGACGATATTAGAGATTTTAATGTTGATAGAGCTTATGCAGAAATCATCAGATGGAATCCAGACATTCTTTATATTGACTATATTACCTTGATGAGTACGCAAAGATCAGCAGGAAAGCAGACTTGGGAAAAGATTCAATATTTAACACAAAATTTGAAGCAGATTGCGAGAACAACTAAAACTCCAATTGTTGGAATTGCTCAGACAAATAGGCTTTCTGCTGATGATGGTGCTTCTCTTGACAATGTTGGATTTGGGTTGAGTATTGTTCAAGATTCAGATTTGGTTCTTGGTCTTTATAGAGACGAAGAAATGAAAAATAATAAGCAAATGCAAGTTAGATTGCTTAAAAATAGAGACGGAATGAATAAGAATACAGAATTGTATTGGGATATGAATACTATGGACTTTAGACCTTGGGATACTTCTAGAGCATTTGCTGTCCATGACTAGAATTAGAGAAGCATATAGTTTTGATGATCTGCTTCTTATTCCACAAGAAGGAGTATTAGAGCATAGAAAAGATGCAGATATTTCTTCTGAAATAGTTCCAGATTGGCCAGTAGAGATTCCAATTATTTCAGCAAATATGCCATCTGTTACTGAATCAGAAATGGCCTTTGCTATGCATATTGCTGGTGGTGCTGGAGCGATTCACAGATTCAACACTATAGAGCAGCAGAGACAAGTTTGGAATAGGCGCAAAGTGGGAATTGTTTCTATAGGTCTGAAAGATGGCTTCGAAAGAACTGAAGCTTTAGCTCAAGATGGAGCAACAGTATTTCTTCTAGATGTAGCTCACGCTCATACACAGAAGGGACTTAAGTTTGTCGAAGAATGGAGAGACAAATATCCTCACTTATATCTTATCGTTGGAAATGTCGTCACACAAGAAGCAACACAAAGATTCGCCAACCTTGGAGCAGATGCTATCAAAGTGGGAATTGGCCCTGGCGCAGCATGTACGACGAGAGAAGTTACTGGCTTTGGATATCCTCAACTCTCAGCAATCTCAATCTG